TGGGGTAACACAAACTTTGATAGCACAGATAGTTAAAATTAGTGAGCCTACTTTAAGAAAAAATTTTAGAAAAGAATTAGATACAAGTAAAGCTAGAGCAAATGCAGTTATATCACAAGCCTTGTTTAAAAAAGCAAAAGATGGTAATGTGGTTGCACAGATATTCTGGTTAAAGACACAAGCAGGTTGGAAAGAAAAAAATTATCATGAACTTACAGGAAAAGACGGAGATAAATTATTCGGAGAGGAAAGACAGCTTATTGAAATCCGAAAAGTTTTTGACGAGATTAACTTCGCCAAACCAGAAAATATTATTGAAGCACCTGAATTGGTGCAAGACAGCACGACAGAAACAGATAACTCCTAAAGGAGATTGGAATGTTTGGTTAATATTAGCAGGTAGAGGTTGGGGTAAGACTAGAACAGGTGCACAAGATATTGCATTTTATGGATTGACTAGACCTAATTCTAGGATAGCGATAGTAACTCCAACATTTGGAGATGGTCGTGATACCTGTGTTGAGGGAGTATCTGGTTTGTTAGGTTGCATAGACTCTGACAATATTGAGAACTGGAACAGAAGTATTGGAGAACTTACATTAAAGAATGGAACTATCTATAAAACATTTTCAGCTGAACAACCTGATAGATTAAGAGGTCCACAATTTCATAGAGCATGGTGTGATGAGTTAGGAAGTTGGAAGAACGCAGAAGCATGGGATCAATTATTATTTGGATTAAGACTTGGTGACAAGCCACAAGTAATTATAACAACGACACCCAAGCCAACAGATTTAATAAAAGAATTAGTAATTAATAAAGATTCTCTTGTAACGAGAGGTAGCACCTTTGAGAATAAGGATAATCTTGCAGAGTCCGCAGTTAAAAAGTTAAAAGAAAAATATGAAGGAACTCGGCTGGGCAGACAAGAATTATTCGCTGAAATTTTAGAAGATGTTGAGGGTGCTTTATGGAATCGTAATATGATTAGTAAAGCACTCATTAAAACAACAGATGTAATACCTAACTTTACAAGAACAGTAGTTGCTATTGATCCTGCAGTTACAAGTAATAAACATTCAGATGAAACTGGAATAGTAGTTTGTGCTAAAGGTACTGATGAAAAGTTTTATGTTATAGATGATGTGACTGGTAGATACACACCAGACCAATGGGCAAAGATGGCAGTTGAAACTTATTATAAGTATGACGCAGATAAAATTATAGCCGAAGTAAATAATGGTGGAGATTTAGTTGAAAGAGTGATAAGGACTATTGACAACAACATAAGTTATGGAAGTGTAAGAGCAACTAAAGGTAAGTATTTAAGAGCAGAACCAATATCAGCATTATACGAACAGAATAGAGTAAAGCATTTAAAACCATTTCAATTTTTAGAGGATCAAATGGCAAATTATAATCCCACAACATTTTCTGGTTCGCCAGATAGATTAGATGCTTTAGTGTGGGGAATAACAGAACTGTCGCAAAGGACAGGCAAAGTTAATTGGAGAATTAGTTAATGGCAATATACGACAATATTAAAAATATATTTAAAACAAAAGAACAACCAAAGGTGCAAAGAAAAGAAGCACCAGTGGTTTATTATAATTCATTGGGATACGATTCAGCACCTAAAATTGCTTATGATGATTTAGCTACTGATGGTTATTCTGAAAATGCTATTGTTTATAGATGTATTAATGAAATTTCAAACAATGCGTCAAGAGTTAAAATAAATTTATTCAGAGGAGATCAAGAACTTGATAACCACCCTCTACTAGATTTATTATATAACCCTAGTCCAACCATGTCACAAGTTGAATGGTTTCAAGCAGTGTATTCTTATTTATTAATTTCAGGAAATAATTATATGTTAAGTGTAGGAGGAGATAATACTCCACCAACTGAACTTTATAATTTAAGACCAGATAGAATGAAAATAAGATCAGGCACAAGAGCAATGCCAGTAGCTTATGATTATATGCTTAAAGGTCAGATTGTTGAAAGCTATGATGTAGATCAAGCAACAGGTGGTTCTAAAGTTAAACACATAAAACTTTTTAATCCATTAGATGATTATTATGGAATGAGTCCTATGCAAGCATCAAGTGTTGATATTGACCAACATAATTTAGCAAACAAACATAATGTAAATTTATTACAAAATGGAGCAAGACCAAGTGGTGCTGTTATCTTTAATCCTAAAGATGAAACAGGTGGTCATGTTCAGTTATCAGATGTTCAAAGAAATCAATTAATGAATGATGTTAACCAAAGATTTAGTGGAACTGGTAATGCTGGTAAGCCAATGTTATTAGAGGGAGATTTTGAGTGGAAAGAAATGGGTCTATCTCCTAAAGACATGGACTTTATACAATTAAAAAATATGTCAGCTAAAGATATTGCTTTAGTTTATGGAGTACCAAGTCAGCTTATAGGTATTCCTGATTCACAAACTTATTCTAATTTTGCAGAAGCAAAACTTGCTTTATATAATGAAACAATTATTCCTTTGCTTGACAGAATACAGGGCGATCTAAATGAATGGTTAGTACCTATGTTCAATGAACAAGGTTTAGAATTAAGATATGATATTGATTCTATTCCAGCTATGGCAGAACAAAGAAAAAGAGTTTTTGAATCTGTTAGTGCTGGAGTTAAAGAAGGTATCCTAACTCGTAACGAAGCAAGAGAGCAATTAGGTTATGAACCAATTGAAGGTGCTGATAGCTTATTAGTTTCAGCAAATTTAATGCCACTTAATTTAGCAGATGATATGACAGAAGATAACATCAGCGAAGATATTCCAGAAGAAGTTATACCAGAAGAATTAGTAGAAGATGAAGATGGAGATTTTGATGAGATCATGAAAGCCATTAGTGACATAAATACAACACCTACTGACTCAATGGTTTCAGAAGCTAAAAAGGGTATTGCGTGGAGAAAAGAATTTAACAGAGGTGGTACTAGAATAGGTGCAACTAGAGCAAGTCAAATTGTTGCTAAAGAAACATTATCTCCTAGTACTGTTAGAAGAATGTTTAGTTTTTTCAGCAGACATGAAAGTGATAAAGCCGCACAAGGATTTAGAGTTGGAGAAAAAGGTTATCCATCTAATGGTAGAATAGCTTGGGCATTATGGGGTGGAGATGCTGGATTTAGTTGGAGTACTAAAGTTAGAAACCAATTAGAAAAAGAAAGAAATAAATTTTATGAAGATCAAGTAGAACAAAAAGCAATTTCACAAGCTGTTAAAAAAGGTCTTGCTAAAAAAGTAGAAGATCATAATGAAGAACATGGAGATAAAGCAGGTAAGAGAGTAACACAAGGTATGCTTGAATCTGTTTTTAAAAGAGGTGTTGGTGCTTACAATACAAATCCTGGAAGTGTTAGACCTACTGTTACGAGTGAAGAACAATGGGCATACGCAAGAGTAAATGCTTTTTTATTTGCTGTAAGAACAGGTAAGTTTAGAAATGGTAAATTTGATTTAGATTTATTACCTAGTGGACACCCACTAGCAACATGAGTAAAATAAAACAAACAAAATTATTTATAGAGAAACTAAAAAATAAAGATGAATGTGAAGTAGTAGTAAGAATAGGAAAGTTCAAATCAAAGGAAGAAGCCGCACATTATTCCACTTATATTTGTATGACAAAGAGCATTGACTTTGATGCTGAAACTATTCTTGATAATATTGCTGAACTAGAAGATAATTATTATGGAGTTGATAATAGAACATTACATTAGAATAATTCTAATTTTATTTCTATTTTCTATGAGTAGTTGTGTTTCAGTAGGGGAAATGGATTTTAACCCATCAGGAACTTTAATAAAATATATAATAAAAAATAATAAGGAGAATAAAGAAAATGTCACAACAATTAAGAGTAGTAAATAATGCTTCACAAGCAGTAACAGATTCAAATGTTTCAAGTGGTGCGTTAGTAGTACCAACAGGGTTAATAAGAGTAGTAGCAACAGTTGATTCTTTTATCAGCTTAACAGCAAGTGCGGCAACAGTAGATACTACTGGAATAGTAATTGCGGCAGGATCAGAAAATTTATTTGTAGTAAAAAATGGAAGTTTTGTAAATGGATTAAGAGTTGGTGGTGCAAATGGAAGAATAAGTATTACTTGTGTATCTCTAGGTAAATAATGTTTTTTAACAGCAAACAATTAAAATTGTTTAAAGGTGTTAGAGAAAGAACTTGGTATCAACAAGAAAGATTAAGAACACCATTTAGACGACAATATTATAAAGTATTAAATAGATACTTTAAAGAGTTTGCAAACAAAGTTGAGATAGCATATCAAACAAGAAGTCAGATAATGCTAGACGTAGAGTTAAGAAAACAGAAAGAAAAATTAAAACTTATTTTAAATACTCTTTATAGAACTGTTGCTTTCTCTTTTAAAGATTATGCTTTAGGAAGATTTTTTTCTAAAGATTTTGATGATGACTTTGATAATCAGTTAAAAGAATTTATAGCTTTTAATACTGGTGTATGGGTTGCTGAAATAGACGAAACAACAAGAAAGAGATTAGCAAAAGTAATTGATAACGCATATGCTAATGGATTATCTACTGAAGCAACAGGAGTTGCTTTAAGAAATACAGTTATCGGTATGGGGATATATAGAGCCAACCTTATATCAAGAACAGAAGTTCATAGAGTAGCAAGTTTTGCTAATGAAGCAGTTGCTGAAAATATGAAAATTAAAGGCACTGTTAAAGAGTGGGTTGCTATTCAAGATAATAGAACAAGAGTAACTCATTCATTTGCCGCAGGACAAAGAGTTCCTTTAGAGGAGTTTTTTGTTGTAGGTGGTGAAAAATTAAAATATCCAGGAGATCCAAGAGGTTCTGCTGGTAATACAATCAACTGCAGGTGTGCATCAATTTATATTACACCTGATTTTTTATAGGAGATAAAAATGGAATTAATAGTAGGAATAATAATCGGAATATGTTTATGTCAAACTAATGACAGACTTCATGTAATTAAAAAAATTAAAGGATTAATTAAAAACTTTAAAAAATAATGCCTTTAGTAAAACCAAAAGAAAAAGAAACGAGAGAGGACTTCATGAGTAGATGTATGTCAGATGACAAGACTACTTCTGAATTTCCTACAACAGAGCAAAGATTAGCTGTATGTAATTCTCAATATAAAAATAAATCAAAGGAGAAATATTCAATGAACGATATTGAAAAAATGGGCGAAGCTATAAAATCTTTGACAGATGTTATCTCGTCTAAAGCAAAAAAACCTGATATGCAAAAAGTAGCAAGAGCAGAAGATCAATTTGACAATCAAGATGATGCTAGAGATAA